CTTGATCTGTTACAATTTTTGTAACATCTCCGCATTTTTCGTAGTCTTTTTCCAACAGACTCAAAGCATGGCGATCACGCACACGAGCTTGATCAAGTTTGATGGCCACAAACTTTTTGCGATAAGTCACAAAGGCAGCTCTGGCAGCGTAGACCATTTCCAGTCCCAGCTTCATGCGTTCAGCTCTGACTTTTTGCGCTTCGGTGTAGGCTGTGCTGGCAGCGTAACTGCGAATGGCAGCATCCCTAGCAGCAAGCCAGGCATAGGTAGCAGGTTTGGTATCAAGTTCTGTGGCGTTCACTGCGGACTCCTGGTTGCTGTCTATGTTCTAATTATAGCAAAACGGCAAAATTTGGTCAACCACGATGATGGTTACAAAAAATATACATTATCTATTAGTAGAAACCATGAGCATCTCATGGTAAATACCAGTACAAAGGAGAACTGCAATGTCTGACACAATTTACAAAATCGTTGAAAGACTGGCAGAAATGTTTCCCAGACAAGATTATCAATCGCGTTTGGAACAATACATTGCCAGTCGACGCCCACAAAGCGCCACGGATGTGGAACTATTGGAACGCGAGTTCAGCTACAACCATGCACGAGGTATGCTATGAAAAAGTTCTGGAACCTGCTTATGTCCTGGGCTGAGAGCATAGCTGAATACCGCCGACGCAGCAATCAGTACCGCGGCTACTATTGATAGATCCAACCCAGATTCAATGTCTGGTGCATCCAGGTAAACACTGGCACTGAAAAATCTAACCGCCAAACTCCGTTCCAGCCCATGTAGGTCTGCTGAGGCAGTGTCAATGGCGGCGGAGTCTGCTGTTGACTGTACCATGGTTCAGGATAGCGTGGTCGATACACGCCAGCCCATGCAAATTTTGGATCAGTGATGTTGAAAAAACTCACACTGTCCACAATCACTGCCATGGCAGCATCATCTGCTGGTTTGTTGTGAAAAGCCACTTCAATCCAACCCTGTGTAGATTCAAATTCAAAGTCCATAGATTGTGTGTGCCAAAGTTTCACACAATGTTGCTGGCCAGGCACTGACACACAAACTTCAGGAACCATGGCCTGAAATTTTGGAGTTAGAGTCACACCAACCTTAGTAATCATACTGGTTCCAGAGATTGTCGAACTCTGGATACAAGGATCTGCCATCTAACTGATACACCTGATCCCACTGTTTGCAGTGCTGGACCATGAGTCTCAACTGAGGTTCACTGTCCGACGGTGTGGCGCTTGACAGCATGTGGATACACATTTGAATCTGTCGTTGCAAGTTTTGCATGACCTGGTTTGGATCAGTGGCGTTGTAGTCCTGTGAGCCCGGCAGTCCCAGCTGTTGCTCTAGCTGTTGGTACTGTTGCAGATATTGAAATTTAATTTCTGCAGGCAAAATTTCTGCATCTAAAAAACGTGGTTTGCTGACCACAAGACTTTTGATGTTTAAATTTTTTTGCAAGGCAAAATTTATGAGGCTGGTATGATACCCAATGGTCAATGCACTCACGGCTGGTCGCAGGCACACTTCGACGGGGTTTCCTAGCTCACGGTACTGGTCAATGTTTTGTAACACCACTGAGGTGTCAGTGCCCTGACGCACATAACTGTTGTGTTCATCTGCAGTTTCAATGCTGATTTCTATGCCCACACGACGAAATTTTTGCAACTTTGACATCAACTGTGGATTGAACACTGTGCCATTGGTCACAAAACTCAAACAAAGATCAAAACGCTGATGCATGATCAACCAGTCAACCAAATCTTCAAATCTGTCAGTGAGCAGTGTTTCGCCACCCATGAAATGAATGTTGTTGAGACCTGGTATGGCCAGCAATTGTTGTTTGAAGTTTTGCCACACTGTGGGATCTCTGGTCCAATCTGTACCAACATAGGCTTTGCTGGCTGCTATGCCCCACTTGACTTCTTGCACAGCAATGGTTGAGCTGGCTTTGGCATTGCACATTTTGCAGGCCAAATTGCAATAATTGCCAAGATCAATGTGAAGATCAATGGGATAGGTTTCTGTAATTCCAGTCTGTGAAAAATGACGATGTCCAGGACTTTGAGCAAAACTTTCGTCGAAGGCCTGAGTAAAAATCACACTTTTTTGATTGCTCCTGATACGCCTGCTCACACTGCCTTGGTGTTCTTCGTGATAACATCGACGACACTCACTCAATGGTTTATCGCCCAGTATTTTTTGTCTGAATTTTTTCACTGGCTCCGCATTGAACCAACTCAAGATTGACGTGTTGGCAATGTTATAGTCATTGCCTGAGTACAACTTGTGATCTTCTTGACAGCAGATTCCCAGACTGCCATCCCAATAGATGTGCAATTCATACCAAGGAGTGTTGCAAAAGATATTTTGGTCAGGCACGAGCAGTTAAAACTTTGTCAGCTAGACCATATTTAACAGCTTCATCTGCAGTCATAAAGAAGTCACGTTCCATGTCAGTGACCAACACAGCTCGGTCGCGACCAGTGTGGGTAACATAGATGTCTGTGAGTACTTTTTTCCAGCGCAGCAGTTCTCGGGCTTGAATTTCAACGTCGGTGGCCTGGCCTGATGCGCCGCCCAAGGGTTGGTGAATCATGTGGCGTGCATTGGGCAAGATATATCGGTGCCCAGGTTCTCCAGCTGTGGCCAGCAATGAACCCATTGAAGCTGCCTGCCCCATCACAATGGTATGTATGGCAGGTTTGATGTACTGCATGGTATCATAGATAGCCATGCCTGCTGTGACTGATCCACCAGGTGAGTTGATGTAAAGGCTTATGGCCTTGTCAGGGTTTTCACTTTCCAAGAACAACAACTGTGCACAGATTAAGCTAGCCGAGTGTTGTGTGACTTCGCCATCCAGCATGATCACTCGATCTTTGAGCAAGCGACTGTAGAGGTCGTAGCTGCGCTCACCTCGACTGGTTTGTTCAATCACAATAGGCACTAGATTAGACATTGGGTCTCCTTGGTAAAAGCATAAGTATAACATAGTTTGTGAGAAAATACATGAGAGACTTACTCAATAAATTAGATACAATTTTGCTGGAAAAAGCCCGAGGCCTGCTGTACCGCGAAAAAGGTGACAATTTTTTCCAAGGTTCCAAAGACAATCCCACAGCAGAAATTGTGTTTGACACCGTGGATTATTTTCCAGGAATGCCTGGGGCCTATGCCAACTATGACGAAATGGCCGCAGCCGGCGCAGAATTATCCAAACAATATGGTGCAATCACCTGGGCCAACAAACCCACACAGGCCATGAAAGCATTTGCCATACTGACTTTTGATGGACCCACGCCAGGGCAAAAAACACACTTTGGCAAATTCTTTAACGAAATCAAACCTGACATGGCTGGATTTTGGAAAAATTCTGAACTGCCCGGCGGCTGGCAGCTGAACAAAAGTGTGAGTCTCAAAGGAGCCTACTACAAACTCAAACCTGCTGATCTTTTTCCTGCCAACAGCACATTTGAAACTCCTGGCGATGCAGTAGCAGCCTTGGGCACAAGGCCTGGCACTACACCTGATCAAATGGCCAACATTGATAAAATTCGCCCTGGCATGGATCAGCTGCTGACTGGCAAGTTTCCCATGTTTGCCAATGTGGGCGACATGATGTCAGCGGTGCGTGATGATCTGGGCGAGACCATTGGGCCCATAGCATTGATACAGGGCATGCCCATGGGGGCTGGTGCCGAGGCAGCTAGAAAAGACATCCTGGGCAAGGGCAACTATGCTGGCAGTGCCATCAACTTCCCAGCTGACAAAAACAACGGCCTGGTAGACAGTTATCTGCAACACCCCAGTGGTGTGGAAATTGGTATATCCAGCAAAGGCGAAAAAGGTGCATCGGCGTCGGTAAAAAACATTGCAGATGGTGTAACCACTGCTCGTAATAAAAATCTAGACAAGCTGCTGAACACTTACCGGGACCAAGTGCAGGTCATTGAAGAAATTGGCAAACTGAGTTCTGTGGATTTTCCCATTGTGTACGGCATTAGACAAGGACTCATTGACAAAAACACTGGCGAAGAAATCAAACAGTTGATCAAAACCAATGGCACCAGCACCAACCCAGTGATCTTGGATCTAATGCAGGACATCAAAGCCAAAACTGACAACCCCAGATACAATGTGGGCTATCATGCCTTGGCAGCATTGGCTCGCAGAGTGGCCGTGGCTGTCAACAAAGATCCCAAATTTGGCGAGGCCTGTTTGAAGTTTCTCAATGTGTCGCCTATCATTCAATTGCATCTGTCAGGGTCAGACAAAAGTGGTAATTTCCAAGTCACAGGGTTCACCAGCAAATACCCACCTGACTTCCGCGGCACTGTGGGCTTGGATGCAACCAAAGTGTACTCAGCCACTGGTATCATTGGTCGAGCCAGTT